CTTGGACAGTTGTGGTAGCTGCCGGAGCCTGTTCATTCGTAGGGGTCGTTGCTGTCGGAGCTGTCGTCGTCGTTTCATTTTCTTTAGCCATGTCATTCTCCTGTTGAGTGTTAGGCTGTTTAGTTTCATCACTTTGTGGCGTGACAACCTTTGTCAGGAGAATGACTTCAGATGGTTCTCCGACAAATTCAACTCCACCTGCAGTCACTGTAATGCCAATCTGGTTCATTACATAACGGCTTGAGGAATAATCATATTGTTCGTAATACGCATTATCAGCAGTATATCCGTACAAATAGATATAGCTGCCATACTTCTTAGCCAAAGCATTGTTGATGATCTTGCGAACATCACTGTCCATAATATCTGCTTGGACTGATTGGGCTAGAAGTTGCTGATTGACTGCACGAATAGTTACGCGTTCATCAGCTGCAACCTGCTCAAATGTACGAACAGGCTTAATAGAAGGTACTGAACCACGACGCTGAACTGCTGGTTTAGTTTCAACATGCACGTGATCTTCAGTTGCTGTGGTTGACTCTGTAGTGATCACTGCTTCATTTGCTGCAGTCTGTGAACAAGAGTCACATTCTCCACCGCATGAGCAATGAGTACGCAATTCGGCTTTTTGTTTAGCCATATCGGTCTCCATGTTAATACGAGGAATACCACAACCGTCAGCAATTGAACACGCACCTATTGTGCCAATTGATAATACAGCGAGGTGATCCGGTTTAATATTAGTCCATATTGCAGAATATTTTTGGCCCTTAAACTTACCTGAAGACTCTTCGATATCGCAGAAGAATCCAACCGAAACTTCTACCATATCGCCGTTTTGAATTGCATCAAGTACTTCAACAAAATCACCGCCCAACGATTCAACGCGGGCAGTGTCAATCCATGCTTCAAGTTTAAGCTTGCTATCTTCCACAGTAGGATTCATTGTAAGGCCAAAATAATACTCCTCAAGAACTGCAGGAGAATTTGCACTTACAAATTGGCCATTAACTTTTGGATGACCTAATACTAACGGACGATTTGACCAAGTAATTGGGAGTTCGCCAAAGTGCTTAGCTAGTCCTAATTCGGGATTTGATTGGTTTGCACCAAAGCGAACACCTTCTACCATAGCAACAACTGGAACAACGAGGTACTCAATACCGAACAATGATTCAGTACGGGTTTCCACGTCAGCTTCAATGTGTGCAATAATAGAGCGTTTGGTATGTGTGCTTTTGCTCATAGCCCGACCTGCTTGACTATTTCGACTATTATATATTAGATCATTTGGACAATCAACAGAAATTTTAGGTAGCTTCTTTATGGTTAAGCTTAAACCTACCCATCTCTGTTAGCGTATCCCACGGCATAAAGCATTTATGTCTTGCCACAGTATACACCTCTTCAATTTGGTATATGTCGTTTATGCGAAAGCGCCAGATACCAAAATCTTGACGACCTAAAGACCTATATGGATTAATAGAGGTCTCTCTGTCATTACCATAGTCAATTTTAACTTCAAGTGTAGTTCCACCACTAATTACAAAGGCTTCGCGACCCAGTAATTCACAGTTTCTAACTTTTGTGCCAAACACATGAAATCGAAGGTCATCACCTTCTGTATCAATTTCAAACATTTGGACGTTAGTAACAACTGGAAATAACCAACCTTCAACTTCTTGTAAGTGTTTTGGTGCTGCATTAAGGATTGGAGTTGTCAACATGAATCCAATGCCACCAATAAGTGCATTTGCAATGGTAGCTTTCATTGTATATCTCCTCGGACAACAGCTAATACCCATTGAATTAACCCTGCTTTAAATGTTATCCAGATACCCCCAACATATACAAACCACTTTACAACGCCCTGTATAGAGGTACCTAGTTTACCCATCGTCTGTAACATCTCCCAGAAGTTTACCCATGCTTTTATTGCTCCAGGAGATCTCATTTGCATCTCTGCAAGTACTGCTAGTGCTGCTGCTTCTTCTTCATCGAATATTCTCACTTCCTTCCCCAACTTGTCCGCTATCAACTGTGCCAGATGAGAAGTTTGTTCATCAGCAGTCTTTTTCTTCTCTACTGGTTCAACCATGTTATCCTCCACTAATGTGGGCATTCGCGGAATAATTTATAGGGTTATAGAAGGCCTTGAAGGTCCGACACCTGCGGCTGAGAATAATGAGCGGAGCTCTATTTGATATCTTCGCTAGAATCAAACGTGACCTTAGGCTTGTCGAGACCAATGAACTTACGTGCCTCGTCAATCTCAAGCAATGGTTGCAGACCAGCTCCAACTTGTTCAGGAGTCCCAGGAATAACTGTTCCATCAGGTGATGTTGTGTCAGCTGTAGCTGGAGTGCTCTTATTGAGGTTATGGAACACGTCAAACACTTTCGCGAAGTTAGTTGCCGAACGAGCATGCTGTGCAGCAGTTTGAGCTGATTCAAGGGGCGACATCTTGAAAGCACTTGGCCATGTGACAGTAACTTCGAGTGCATCAGGAGTAGGTAGATATCCAGCGCGCGTCAACAGCTTGATGAGTTTAAATAGTACTAATGGATTTGCCCATAATGTCCGACGTTCATCAATACGATCAGCCCAGTTTGCACGATCTTGCTCTGAAGCTAACTGACCTGCTTCCGATCCAATAAGAATACGCTGTGGGATACCAGTTGCACCAGATATGGAAGCAATGATGACTCCGAATGTATTTTTAGGATCTGGAACATCACTACCCAGATTTGTAATCTTAGCACCGCGTGTACGAATGATACGGCGTAATTGATTGCTGTATTCATCTACCTCATCAGATAGGTTCTTAGCATCAGTGGGATCCATATCCATCTCTTTGTCAAGATCAATATGGAGGCCACGATTAGCTGTAAGCCAATATGTTTCAGCAGAACCGCCGACAACTTTAATAAGGTCATCAAGGAGGTTATATACACGTTCAATACGAGGACATCCGTAGACATCGTTTTCTAAGGTGTTCTCTGCAATATGCAAAATACGAGATGCATGAACATCAAATGCACCAGCCAAACCTTTAGAATTACTACCTGTAAAACCATTAACTGCAAGAGTCTCATCCATGTTTGGGTAGACTGTATACATTAATGGTTTGTTAAAGTCTTCGCTACTTGTATCCTTATTATATGCTTTGACCTTGCAGCTGATTTCGCTGAATGGCTGGAAAAACAGGATCTTGTCTTTCTTTTGGGTCAATGATCGAGTATTAACAGGTTGCTCTAATTTGGAGCCATCATTGAATCCAACTAAAAGAATAGAATACTGTCCAATACCTGCAAGCTTGTCAACCTTCTCCAGGAAAGCATAGATATTGAACTTAGTCTCCAAGTCCTTCCAAAGAGTATTCCAATCATCACTGTTAGCTTTAATCTCTGGTGGATTTGACCATAAGGCTGCAGCAGGAGCATCTACAACACGACCTGCAACATCTTGACGGAGATATTTTACAAGCTTGTCTTTATATGTCGGAGCTGCTGTATATCCATACACCGAATACAGGTCACGACTATTGCGACCAAATAATGCAGCGAATAGTCCCATACGGCGAATAATGCTATTATCTGCGATACCCATGTTATCGACCCCATGAAACCGATCTTGTGTTAAACTGTCCGCTTATTGCTGGAAGCGTTGACATATCACCAATAACATATGACTGTCCATTTGGCAATATGATATTTCTAGGTTGGCTTACGCCATTTACTAATTGCTGTTCAGGCTTGGATTCATTGGATACATCTTCACGTCCCCAAGATGCTTTAAGAAGCTTACGACCTGTAAGAATTGTATACGCAGCTGAAGCTGTATCGATTTGGTCATCATGATCACCACCAGGGAATTCATCATACTCATCGACAAATGCTTTATTCCAGTCAGCATACACCAAAACTACTTTACCTGCTTCAACACCTGCTAAGAATGGCTGTGCACGAATAATCTTACCATCGTTAGCTGGATGTGCATGAACTTTAAAGCCCTTCAAGAGATTAGCTGCATATGTTGCAACCAAAAGTTTACCACTTGAGCCAGGCTCTTGTTCAATGTATATCGGAATCTGTTTTCCATCCATCTCTGCAGTACGCTTGACTTCAATTTCGACACCCAGTGGGCCCTTTTGAATTCGACGTACGTCAAAGTAATACATCAGATCATGCTTGGGATCATATCCAGCTAAAGTACCAACTGCATAGTCACCGCCGTCTTCAGTTGCTGCAAGATCCCATACACGAGCATATTTCAGACGCTGCAGTGTTTCCATTGGAATGTTTTGCAAGTGAGCATAACGAAGCCAGGACTTATTGGTTAACTGACCAGCATCATTTTCTGGACGCTGCTGATACAGAGCATTATAGAAGAATGATCCCAAGATACGTTTACGATCGGTTAGATCGCTTATCGGATAACGTTCAGGGAACAAAGCTTCTCCCTTTAGTCGACCGAGGAAGTCCCTATTAAGGTGAGTGGATGGATCTTTAGCATCCCAACCTTCTGGTTCAGCTTCAGCAGGAATAACAATGTTAGTCCACTCACCTGGGAAGTTCTTAAGAATACGTCCGATAAGATCATCATGGTGCCAACGGGTAGCAACGATGATACAAGTGGCTCCAGGTTCAAGACGAGTGTATGCTGTAGTAGTGAACCAATCCCAAATATAGTCACGATGTCCTTGAGACTGACTTTCCTTGATTTCCTTGATATAGTCATCTATGATAAGAACGTCAGCACCACGGCCAGTAATTGGACCGCCGAGACCGACTGACATCATAGCTCCGCCATATTGCGTAAGCCAGTTGTTTACTCGGGATGCATCTTCACGAATACGAATATCAAGGAGTGTTTCATTGTCTCTGATGAGGTCACGAACTTTACGACCGAAGTCAGTTGACAGATCACCACCATAGGAACAAAGGATAACGTTCTTTTGGCCAAAGTTCTCTAGGGTCCAAATTGGAACATTCTTTGTAACAAGTTCTGACTTACCATGGCGAGGAGGTAAGGATATAATAATTCGACCATTACCTTTAGCAATAGCATTTGCAATGGCAACTGATATGTACATTAGATGTTTCGCTGGGATGATCTTGGGATTCAATTTCATCGCGAGCGTCATAGGCGTGAGTTTATAATTTGCTAAAAGCTTTTGAAGCTGTAGCTCATCCTGACGCGTTAATGTATCAGTTGGTGATCCAATCATTCTGCAGCCTCTTGACGGACAACAGCTGCGGATCCACGTTCAGCACGTTCAGTCTCGTTGACTTCAGAAGGCTCATCGACTGCATCAACATCAACATCAACGTCAATGATTGGTTGACCCTGAATACGGTGATGTTGATTGATCGGTGTAGTGTCGATCACAGCACCTGACATACGAACAATGAGATCTTGTACCATCGTTAAGTCGTCGGGGGTCTGTAACAAGTTATCCATCGCATTGGAACGACGTGTCGGTGTTGCGTCGCTACTTGCACCCTTTGAGATCGACTTGAATGTATCAGTTGCAGTAGCATTACGTGGAGTAGCATCCTTCAGATCAATCTGCGAAACACCATTAGCTGCAAGGCCAACAGATACACGCTGGATCTTAGTAAGGCGGTCTGCCATGTCGATCAGATCTTTTAACTTGGTATCATCAGTGTCGTCATCAGTACCCATCGAATTGATGATATCGTCCAGACGACTATTAGCCACGCGAATAACCTTATCCAAGAGTGATTCAGCCAGTTTGAAGTGTTTACCTTCAATCGACATGACACGCTGTTCACGTTGTTTGCGGTGAGCTGCTACAAGGAACAAGTCATATGCACGAGAACGCCAATGCCAATAGAACATATGACAATAGTTAGCAATCTGCGTGATGTCAATCTTGGTAACCTGTGCGATCAATGGCAACAGGCGAATAGGGTTATCGTTGTTCGTGGACTCTGGCAATTCTAAGAATACCATAAACGCATTGAATGCATCAGCAGTCTCACATGGAAGTTGGTCCCACAATGGAGTAGTGTCATTGATTGACGGATAACCGTGATCAAATGTGATTCTCATGGAGGCAGAGTTTAAGATGTTCCCTTTATCTTGTATGGTATAAGAGCCATCTAAAATGTCTGAAGGGATGAGATCAGCACGATAAATGAAGTCAGGAAGGTGATATTCATTTAAAGGTATATCGGAATTCAGGCGCTGAAAAATATTGCCCTTTGATGATGGGTCTCCGATAACTAAAGCTGACGAGATAGGCTCTTGAGTTGTGATCATGACGGACAACAGGCCTGTAGCGTTGATTCATTTATTTAATGGAGTATAGTATATTTTTTATGGGACGTCAACAGGAAACTTTTTGACTACGTGTACAAGCTAAGGTATAATGACCATCTAATTTAGGTCATCTGGTACAGCTATGATGAGGTCTACTGGTGCCTGGGTTTTGGTAAAAATTTGGGTAATTTTTGACCGTCTAAGTCGCGCCCGAAAAAAATAGGCATTCCGTCCTCGAAAATTAATATATTCATATATAAACATATAACCATATAAAATAAATTATAAAAACACAAAATATATGTTGTAATAAATACAAATGGTAGTATCATATATTTATTGGATCAAATGATTCAATAAAACAAAAACAAAGGATCAAACAAAATGTCGAAAACATCAGTAGTTACTAAAAAAGAAGTTGTTGTTATTGATGAACTCAAGAACAACACGATGGCTCTATCTGATACTTCCAAGAAGATCAGATATCTTACTTCTCAGAATAAATCAGTCAAAGAGATTTATCATCTTCTTGCAAATTATGGTGTTACTACAAAAGATGGTAAAGAAATTCGTTATCAACATGTTCGTAATGTTGTAATGACCAAACTTTCAAACAACTAATAATAATAGTAGGATGATCTACATTAGGTCATCCTACTAAACATATATGAGAATATCATGATATACTTTATCAGAGGTATCATATATATGTTCATAGTAATATATGTATGTATGTATCTAATCAACTAGTCAATGAAGATTAAGTACCATGAGATATGGTGTCCAAGTCTTGACAGACCTAAGTGACAGAGGGCCTTCGGGCCCTTTAGTCGTAGTATGTAGGGACCGGTCAGACATGTATCCAATAGCCCAGTAAGGGACAGATAGCACGGGTGCTAGACACGTCTACCTGGCCCTAGCTACAACTCATGCTTGCTAGCTACCATTTTACCTGTCGACCAAACTAGTTGGACCTGTCATTCTGAATCAGACTAATAGGCCCAGACTCAGTCTGAACCCATTAGCCCATGATTTGTATTAGGAGCCATACAAGGAACCAAATGACTATGATTCCCTGTATGAACCTAACTATGAAGATCAAAGATCAGTCGCGGACTCAACAGCCCGGAGATCGACCATCGTCACAATTGCCGGCGCTTCGCCCAAGACCACAGGAGCAGTTGGACGCTTCAGGATCTGCATCGACACGTTACGCACATGCTGATACCGAATGTTGAGGAACTTCGCCACTGCTGACGGTGAATACCCATCGCCAATCAGGAACCGAATTGCCTGTGACTTGTTTTTGATCCCTTTGTTACCGAGATCTTCCATTGACATAATGACTTCGGTCTTGCGACCCTTGTCATCGATTTTGACCGCAACTGGCTGAACTGCAGGCACTTCGACCTGAGGTGCAGTTTCAACCGGCTGAACTTTGAGGACACGTGCAGTATTGGACTTCTTGGACATTTTGGACTCCGTGTTGTTCATTAACCACCATTGGTTAATAATTATATAATACAGCAACCCTTTAGTCAAATCTATAGTCAAAATGCAACCGACCCCAATTTATTTTTCAACCTGATTTTCAACCTGGAAGTGAACCCGAAAACGAATCCTAAACCGAAACCGTCGAAAGTCCGCAATGGCCAATTTGTGAGACCGGTAGCCCTGGCCGTACTGTTATTACCTGTTGACCATAATATTTGGGTCAAAATTTATTTTTCGCCTATCCCCCTTTTGACCATTGATTTGACATAAGATGTGCTATATAATATAGAGGTACAAACAACAAAATAGGAACAACAAATGTCACTTGTCAAACAGTTCGCGTATGGTCTCATCTGGGCTATAGTCATTCTGTCATTGATCTTCATTGGCGGAGCCCATTTGGATCGTGTGTACAAAGAACAACAACTGATCGAAAGGGTCTAAAATGTCACACTATACCATCAATTACCAAGACATTCAGGATGAGGCAGAAAAGTCCAAGAAGGCCATGAATGACATCGTGGACTATCTCGGTAAGGAAAAGTACAATGAACTCAATCGGGATTTGGTTCTTTTGTACAAATCGGAACCATTTGACCATAAGCGCCTGTCTGCATGGCTGAGCTTTGCCGGTATCCAAGGATATCCAGTCACTGCTTGGTTCAACCAGATCGAACAGGAGGCTAAGTCGTAACATGGAAGATGATCCTACAGTCGAACCTGATGGACGGATTACTGATCGATTGCGTGAAATGATCATGGAAGATCTGGCAGCCAATGATTACGTCAATCAATATGCACAGGGTGCCCTGAATCAGTTCTTGACAACATTTCCAGAGGTGGAACTCAGTAAGGACGTCAGGGATGAAATGATATCTCAGTACAAAGTCAGCGCATGGTTTGTACTATTTAACCGGATTGGAGAACTGTGATGGCTAAGGCACCCAAAACAGTCTTACCTGATGAAATTTGGGTAATGGCACTACATACACACAACTCGGTCGGTGGGATCACACATGTTTCCACTGGCGATAAGTTCTGGACCACCAAGGAGAAGTGTCAAAACGACATCGACACCATGGAAGCCTGGATCGGTATGGGCGATCGCTCAAGATACAGTCCTTTGAAACTGGTAAATGGAGAAAAGTCATGACCAAAGAAGACAAAGCAGACAAGATCCCAACAACATGTCGCATATTGGTTGCCAAGAAGGTATTGTACGCTCGGTACGATGTCGTGGTTGCCATTCGAGAACTCGTCATACAGTGCAACATGAAATATGTCTGCGCCAAAGGTCAAACGGACGAACTGCTCCGCCAACTTCAAAATGTTGCCAAAGTCAACCCGGAATGGTTTGCAAAGTCGTCCCTCGTACAGCTCCCACAGTGAGCGGTCGCTAGATCGGGAGGATAGGCCCATAAAATAATTTAAGCCTATCCCCCTTTTGACTATAGATTTGACCATAAAAATATACTATAATAAACCATACCACAATAAAGTGGTGCCACAATTACTAAGGAGTCCAAAATGATGAGACCCAATTACCTCGACAAAGAACAAGCAGCCATTGAGGCTATTCAGGAAGCTGTTCTTGAACATCCCGAAGCAGTCCGCATTGTTATTGATAATGCCAAACAATGGTTGGCCCATTGGGAAATTGAGAATGGTCCAATTACTTCTCCCAACCTCAGGGACGAGCTGTTGTGCCAGTATCAATCGACCGCCTGGAAAGATCTGTTCAAAGCAATCAGTCTCTGACATCCAAACAATAGGAGAGGGCTTCGGCCCTTTTCTTATATGCAAATTGGGACCTGTCTACATTGCCATTCCGTCGTTTTGCAATGTCGCTAGAACGGGTTCTAAGGCCCTGTTGCTAACTGTTGCGCATGCTACATTTCGACCATGCTACCTGTCGCCCATGCTATCGTTTGCGCTCGGTCTGCCAATTAGTTTCCAATTAGTTGCCAATTAGTTCCCTTTAAGAATGCACTTCCCATACCATTTGAAATTATGTAATAAAAACAATGAGTTAATGTAAAACCCTATTAGTTATTTTTTGACTAATAAAATCGCCAAGCCTATACCAATTGAAATTTCTCAATAAAATCAATGGGTTTATTAGTTTTATTAATTAATTAGTTATTTTTTGATTTTTTTTTATATACAGAGGTACATTTACTTTTTTAACTATTTCAACCTTTTTAACTATTTCAATTTTTTTATTAAGTCTCCTCTCTTTCTAAAAAAACATTGTTTTTTAACTAATTAAGTAATAAAACTAATTAACTTGTTGATTTTATTCGATAAACCCAAAGCCTTCCAGGCATAAAGTCACTTATTAGTCAAAAAATAACTAATTAACTTTGTTAAATCACCTTAGTCACACTACGCAAATATGCTACGAATACGACTACGCATACAGCCCAAGCATGATGGTCAAACAAAGCAACGCGATATAGGACTACCTGTTGTCCGTCATCACATCACTCAATGCAATAATAAACTACCACACTAAGTGAGTCCTCTTGACCAATCCAATCTCAATTTGAATGTGAATCTGAATCCGGTTTTGAATCTGAATCCGAATCCGAATCCGTTATATAATCCGCATTTGCATCCATAACCGTCGAATTTAAATTTAGGTAGCTCGCATTTTGACACTTGATTCAAATTGGAATCTAATATATATTAAATGAATATCAAAATTTCAACAACGAAGGCACGGAGACTAAAATGTCAATGTTACCTAAGAAGCAGATCCTCGAAGGCAAATTGGTTGTTCGCATGGATACTCGGTATTCTGTCGATCAATTGGCTTCGGTCAACTTTGCGAAATATGTACACGATAATTCGTTGAGTATTCGTTTGGTTGACTTTCACACTTATGAGCCAATCATGGTTGTAACAACAAATGTTGGTATTAAACCTCCTGAAGATTGCATCTGGATCAAGAATTATTCCGAAAACGAAGGAATCGTTCGGATGCTGATCAATCTGGATCTCATCTATACAAATGTGTATGATTCCATCAAACCTGGATTTGTTGAGATCTGTGCATACAAAATGAAAAATGAACTGCTTGAAGAAGCACACAAGTTTCTGGAAGGTAAATAAATGTCAGTTCGTCATGATAAGTTCCAAAAGGGTAATCAAGTTACTTGGTTTGATGAAGAATGGGCTAAAATAGCCGATGTTGAAAAACGATTCGGTAAAGGTCCATTCACCATTAAAGAGGTAATAGATCAACATTCCAGTAATTGGCAAGGAATGGGTCACACACAACATGTAATCTTGGAGGATACTCCTAAAACAAAGAACTGTAATAAATATGAGCGGATAATCTCCGGAGCATTCTTTAAACTCGTAACATCAACCACAAATGTCAATCTGGAAGGAAATTAAAATGGCAATCCGTCTTTTGATTAAGAAGTCCAACTCTAAGGTTTGGTCACGTCTTGCAATTCGTCAAGATGGTTCAGATGCATCCATGAAGGAAATTGAAGAGATCCGTGATGGTTGGCTTCTTCGTGGTAGTGATGAGTATAAGACTGCGAAGTATCTCATCCAGACAGTCCAACGGGATAGTGAACCATTTCCAACAGATGAAGTGGTGACTGAAAATGCAACCTGAAACTCTATTGCCTGTGGAGGGTTAAATGACAAAGGATGATCGCAAGAAGGTAAAAGTCACTGTTGACTGCGATACCAATTTGTTGTATGGTGACTTGAAGGGTGCAATTGCATACCTTACTGAAATGTGTATCAAGTATCCAACGGCTACATTACATGAAGAATGGTCTGGATATGAAGATATGTCTCTAGTCTTTGAGTATTGGCGCGACGAGACTGATGCAGAAATGAAAGCGCGACATATAGAAGCTGAAAGACAGGCTAAACGTGCTCAAGAGCAACGTAAAGAAGAAGAACTCAAAGCCAAACGTCGCAAAGAGTATGACAGACTTAAAAAGGAATTCGGTTGATGACTGAAGTGTATAGAGACTCTCAGGGTAATATTGTCGTGGATCTCTCTGGAGCTGAAAAAACTGCGGAGATGACAAAAGAGCGTAAGCATCGTACTACATATGGGGGTATTGATCTCTCATCTGGATTTCCTGCAGAGCTTATCTGGATTACCAGAGATGGCCGACGTATTGCAATTCCAAATATGACAGATAGTCATCTGCTCAATACTCTTGCATTCCTACGGCGTAATGTCTTAAGGTATAAACGTCAGATTATTCGTGCTCGTTTAACCAATCTAGCAGCCATTCATATGATGATGGACAACATTTGGGGAACCAGCTCACAAGACATGCAAGAAGAGTTGGATAAAGCATCAAATGACTCGCTCAAACTGATGGATATGTCTGATGACGAATTCCTCTTGAAGTACGTTCCTAAATGGAACAACCTATACAAAGAGGCTTATGAACGTAAACTGATCATTGAAGTCGATGCAACCAAAATCACAGGCACAGGAGCTATAAATGGTTAAGAAGATGTATTCCACTAACGATGGACAAATGTTTGATAATGAAAAGGCTGCCGAAGAGCATGAAGCATATACCATGTTCTTTATGGCCTTGAATGAAGCTCAACAACCATTTCCCCCTGAAGAGCCTATTGCAATTTCTATTGCTATTCTCAAAATGAATCGGGAAGTGCGTACATATCTATATGAATGGCTTGTTGCCTTGAATGATTGGGAAGACGAACAAGATCGCAAGAATAGGTATGACAAACAAGGAGATGCATTTAAAATCGACATAGTAGCTCTATCTGCCGAGGAAGAAGCGTTTCGTAGGGATACTGAAAAGGCAATGGATATCGAGCTCTTTAATGAATTTAAGTCAGGCTCAAAGCCAGTTGATCCAAACATTGAAACAGAGGTGAAGTTAGCACCATGACACACATTACAAATAAGTACCAAACAAAGAAGTCATTCAAAGAAGCTGTAAAAGCTAATGCCAAAAATGTGTTCGTATCTGATCCATCTGTAGTTGGAGCTGTTTCAGGTTCAGTTGAATTTGTGGCTGAAACACTCAAATATTTCACAGTTACAAACCATCCAAAACGTTCTTGGTATGCTGCAATTGAGCTTAAGAATGGTGTTGTAACCGTTGACTAATTTCGCGAACGTGTTGCTTGGCCGAAAGGTATAACAATGGCTACTCCATCCAAATATGAATATCGCTACTACATCGCATATGGCTTCCGACAAAACCAGGCAGTAAAAGTATGGCCTATTGGTTTCAAGTCATCACGTATGGCTCACCTATATTGGGCTTACTGGGCAATTAATCAAAAAGAAAGAGGTGGAACTGCTTGGTTCAACGATGCTAATGGCAAACATATTCGTAAGCAGTCAATGTCTGTAATCTGCCGTAAGGTACTAAAGACTCAACCAGAAGCAAAAGTACGTAACAAATATACACGATACAGTAGTTCACTTGTAAAGATGTGTGAAGATTATGTACTAGACTATACAAGTAATGCTCTTAAGCTAACGTAATAGCCTAGGGCGCCTACCATTATACGCAGCCGATTAACGCAAATTTGGTCAAGACAAATGAAACGAAAATATACAAAGCCAACTCTGACTAAAGTCGAGCAATTAAATACCCGAGTCCCAATTTGGCAAATATGTCCACAGTGGTGGCATCCTAAAAATTGGTTTGTATGGCATCATCACGAATCTGTTGATGATACCTTCTGCGTAATCGATCACTGGTACCAATTAAGTATTGTTCAGTTTAGAACTAGTGAGCGTATGTGATGGGTATGTATTCACGAGCTGTAAGAGGCTCTCAACTATTAACCGAAATGGAGACTATCATGGCTAAGAAATCAAAACACGTTGAAGTTGATCGTAATATACACAATACGCATAATAATCCACCTATTCCAATTGTAATCGACGAAGATTTGCTTGGCCCTCTGTATGCTATGGCTCAAGATCGTGGATTGTCTATCTCACGTCTTGTTAACAGTCGAATTCGTTCATTGGTCAATGCATATAAGAAGTATAAGGTGCTTACTCTTCAAGATGATATGCCATACGGACAATATATGGGTATGAATATGGAAGAAATGATCCGTTCGGATCCTCGATATGTTCGGTTCCTTGTTGCCAATAGTGATATTTTTGAACTGGATACTGATGCTCAAGAGCTCCTGGAGAATATGTAATGTGGTTTCATTATAAAATGAACAATCGAAATAGTTGGGTATGTAATTTTTACCTTGTTGGAGAAATGTGATGGCTAGGTATACGATCTTTGAAACTGATGGTGAATTTGACCTTGAAGCAATCACCACATTCGGTATGAATGCAAAGCCCAATTCAAACAATCCAATTGGTTTCTTTGGTACTGGTTTGAAATATGCTTTGGCAACACTGATGAGATATGGTGCATCAGTTACCCTCTATTGCAACAATGACAAGTATTCCTTCTTTGTCGATCAGGTTGATTTTAGAGGTAAGACATTTCAAAAGCTTGCTTATCGTAAAGATAATGCATTTTTGAAACTGTTTGGTCAGCATCATGAATTGCCATATACTACCGAATTAGGTAAGAATTGGGAACTCTGGATGGCATTTAGGGAACTCTATTCCAACACACTTGATGAGGAAGGTGTATGTTATACAGCTGACCTTGATTATGATCCCGAAGTTAAATCTGGAGGAACTATATTCCTAATTGATCTGCCTGACTTTGCTGAAATTGCAAACAACTACGCAGACATCTTTATTGGTAAGGACGCTGAGCGCGTAGTAGGAGTTAACAGTAAAAAAGTAGAAATCCTACCATATAGTAGTAAATTCTTATATTACAAGGGAATGAGGGCTCATGACTTTCCAAAAGAGAAACGAAGTCTCTTTACATACAGCATTAAAGAACAGCTTGAATTAACCGAAGACAGAACAATTAAGTCAATGTATGAAGTTAAAAATGCTGTACAAGAAGCTATCTGTCAAAGTACCAATACTGAAATGATTGAGAAGGTCTTAATGGCTCCTGATTCTGCTTGGGAACATGATCTCGACTTTAGGTGGTCATTTGATGCATCTGAAGAGTTCAAGACAGCTGTGCGAAAGCATCGCAGTAATCCAGGTTTTAATCCTTCAGGTCTTGTGTATTATTCAAGCTATCTAGCACCAGCCAAAAAAGAACTTATTACTGATGCCATCTGGAACAAATTGGTGGACGCTATGAGAATGGCAGAAAACAAGTGTCTTGAATTGAAACCTAAGCCAACAGTCCAACAGATTAATGCAATCTACATGGCTGAAATTGCTCAAGCAATGGAGAGATCAAATGCAGTCAGTTCAACATAACGATCTAATGGACACCATTTTTATGGTCATAAGTTTATGTATATTGCTTTTGATTGTGCATGACATCATCAAGACAAGACGTAAACAAAAGGAAATGGTTAAAAAGTGGGAAGACCGAAAATAATAATTTGGTTGCCACTTGATTTCCTTTTTGGTTTGATATAATATTAAATGAAACTCAATAGGTGATGACTATGACAAAGATTATTCCACAATTGGCTGCAAGTCTTCCATGTACCAAATTGAAAGAGATGCCTACTGCTGAAATGGTCGAAATTGACCTTAAACAGCTTGATTGGACTTATGGATTCCTCGCATCACCAAAAATCGATGGGATTCGTTCAATCAAGCATCCACATCCAGAAGGTATGTTGTCTCGTACATTAAAGAAGATTCCCAACAGGCATATCCAGCAATGTATGAATCATTCAGCATTTGACTTATTTGATGGTGAGTTGATTCTAGGATCAATTCAAGATGGGTTTGATTTTAATAGTACCCAATCAGCAGTAATGTCTGAACACGGGAATCCATTTTTTACATTCTGCGTATTTGATGACCTTACAAATCCTGATATACAGTTTATATTGCGTAATAATCGGGCTCGTGATCGTATTGGAGTACTTAACACTGAGTCTCTGGTTGATTTCGATGTTGTGTACGTTAATCAGAAGCATGTTAAGACTATTGATGATTTGTTGGAGTTTGAAGCTGAACAGGTTGCATTGGGCTTTGAAGGCGTGATCTTTCGTAGCCTTGCAACTCAATACATTGTCAATAAGAGCAAAGACAACCGATCTACGTTCAAACAGCAAAGTATGATCAAACTTAAGAGGTTCAATGATGCTGAAGCAGTTATCACAGGATATGAAGAACTTCAGACGAACACAAACGAGCCTACCCAGAATGCTTTTGGAAGACAAATTAGATCAAGTCATCTGGCCGGAATGGTTGGTGCTGGAACGTTGGGCAAAGTTCTTGCCAAAGGGATCAACGGCGAATGGAAAGACGTTGACTTCGCAGTCGGATCCGGTTTTGATGATGATACTCGAAAACTCATATGGCGAAATAAAGAGATGTTCTTTGGCAGGACTTTCAAATATAAGTACCAGCCAAGTGGATCCAAAGACGCTCCCAGATCACCTATATGGCTTGGATTACGAGAAGGAGGCTTTTAAGTACGAAATATTACTAGACTTAACAGGGAAACGTAATTATGACTTTAGTCAACACTATCTCACAGGTATATACGTATGAACATTGGAAGTGGGGAGTTATCGCACTCCTATGCTTTATGTTAGTAATTGTTACAATGCCAAAAAAGTTTGCAACTAAAACATTCCCAACAAGGGAATTCATGTATCTATTGATGGTATGTGTGACTTGGATGGTTTCAATCCCACTAATCCTCATTATGTGGTTTATTGTATGGTTTAGGAGCAAATCATGACAGACAACAGACAGCTAACCACTCCAACTCAATCTTATCAGCAAAGCACTGCAACACTTACACAGCAACCAATATTGATGAACGATCTGTTTCCAAATGAAGCTGATCTGTCTATTGCACAGAAGATTCTTCATTTATTGACACATTACCCTAGAATCAGTCCATCAATGATGCAAATTGGTATTGGTTCAAGTCTACCAGCAAATATTTGGCGACCAGTATTAAATAAGCTGCTTGAAAAGCGTATTGTCATGCAAGACCTTATTGTTGATATGTCTTCAACTGGACGTCAGCAGACTCATACTATCCTATATAAAGCACCAGTAGCTCCAATTGCTTAATGCATAACATAATTTTAGGTGTATGATGTCAAAAGACAAGATGATTGAGGACTTGGCAAAATCAGGTCTTGAATATCAGGATATGCTTGCTAGACCTATTGATGAGTCAGTAGTTGCAGCTTGTAGCTTGCAAGGAAACTCTATTGGCTATGTTATTCCATACTTTGACTATACTGGTAAAGTATTGACATTTTATCGTGTCAAGCTGATAAATAACCCTGTCGTAAAATATATGCAGGTAAAGAATTCATCCAACCATGTATACTTTCCCAAAAACTTCAACCAAGTATTTAAAGATAACCATCAGAAGTGGGTCATAGTTACAGAGGGTGAGAAAAAGGCAACAATGCTCTGTAAACTAGGTATTCCAGCAATTGCATTTGGTGGAGTTGATAGTTGGCAAAATAGGTCAATATTGATTCCCAGTGCATCTGAAATATCACGTTATGGTGGTAGTAGTTCGGGCTTATTGCAAATTAAATTACCATCTGCCAACTTTAATGAAAACCTGACGTCTACGATGGCTATAGGTCTTGAAGACTTCCTTGATCTATGTTTGAAACAAGGTACTACGTTATATCTATGCTATGATACTGATCTTGAATCTGGACTAGCCAATGGACCTCAAAAAGCTGCCAGTAAGTTTGGATATGAACTTAGGCAACGTGGGTTCCAATTGCCAAAGATTAGACAACTGATCATTCCATATATTGGCCGTAAGACTGGTATTGATGATTGGCTGATGGAAAAGATCCGTGATGGCGAGAAGCCTACAGAAGCATTCATGGAACTTAAGGCTCAGAATGATAAGCATCCTGTAGCATTTCCAAGACATCCAAATATTAGGGAATACGTGTCAAAGATGATGGCTAAGCCAAGAATGGATCGTAAACAAATCCAAAACTTGGTATTATCTCTTATTACGGAATTTGACTCAAGAGGATCTCGTCTATGGTCAGTTGATGATCAGCAGATGTATTATTTTAATGGTCAGACCAAAGTATTGATGAAGGTTGATTTACATAAACCTAATCCAGGATTGATTCAAGAGACTCCATTCGGTCAGATGCTGTATAAAGACTATAACATTAGTCCTGCAGCAGATAGTAAGTTAATGCAATGGATGGGATCAATGTTCTATGGTGAAGAGCCCTTACAACAGGTCAAACCACATAGAATGATCGCAAAACATAAACCTGGTGAAGATATTGTAAGATTCCAGATCAATAATAGCCAATATATCAAAGTTACAGGTGATGCAAAGAAGCCGTTTACCATATTGGATAATGGTGCTGAACAGACTTTGTTTGAATCTGAACTTGAACATGGTATATCTGCTGAATTACTCACTACCGAATTGAATAAGCGGTTAAGAGAGCCAGTTATTCCTTGGTGGGGTGAAGTAATGAAGGAAGTACGGGTAAAGGATCCAGGGCGCTCGACACAGCTCATAAGCCTACTTTATTACTTGTCTCCATTCCTATTGAGGTGGCGTGGATTACAGCTGCCAGTGGAAATCATTGTAGGTGAAGCAGGTTCTGGTAAGTCTACATTGTCTGAAATTCGCCTGATGATTCTAAATGGAGATCCTAAGCTCCGTAATACACCAGGTGAATATAAAGACTGGACTGCATCAATTGCCAATAGTGGTGGATTGCATGTAACAGATAATGTTCACATGACAGACAAAAACCTTACGCAAAAGATATCAGATGACCTCTGTAGATTGGTCACTGAACCCGATCCACGAATTTCTATGCGTAAGTATTTTACCGAAGCCGATGAACGTTCTATTGCAGTTACAAGTGTATTTGGGTTTACAGCTATCCAGCAGCCATTTAAGAACTCCGATCTGTTGCAACGGTCAATGGTATTGGAACTGTCTAAAGCTGTGAACATGGACTCTGAAGGTATCCCAATTGATGTCGACTTTGACTCAAGCTGGAAGGGTAAACAGATTACACGCTTTGGAGGTAGAGCTGCATGGCTGTCTCATCAGATGCATGTGTTACATCTGTTCTTTAAGAAGGTGCAGGAAAAGTGGGATAATAATTACAAGTCAAAGAACCGTCTTGTAAATCTTGAGCAGTCTATGGTCTTAATGGCAGAAGTATTTGGTATGGATAGTTCATGGATACCAGATCAGATGTCAGGAGCAACGAATAATGCTATTGAAGGTGCAGATTGGACAATTGAAGGTCTTGCAGCTTATGCATCTTACGTTAGAAGGGTTATATTGCCAAAGAGTGCTAATTATAGGTTTAGTGCTTCTGAAATATGTACTTGGGCTGCTAGTACTGAAGATTATGCAGAGTGTTATCAAATGAAGTTACCCAGAAGCTTGGGGCGTTGGATGCAGTCCAATAAACATAACATTGCAACTATTGCAGGTATTGTTGAAGATGGTAACAAAAATAACAAAATAGTGTACAAGGTAGTGGGTTCGTAAAGTGGACACTAAAATAATAAAGGTGACCCAAAGATTTAAGTTGATTGACACCGAGTGATGATATATAATCTTTTTATTGATTCAATCATGTGGGAACGATCAAACACGGTGAATCAAGCAGTTTAACATTAACAAACGGAGACTACGACTATGGCTAAGGAAAAGAACGAAGCAACTGAAGCAACC